GTGCAGAACGCTCTAAATGAAGAGCATCCCTAGAGACAAAGAGGTTTTTCAAGTCTCTTAGCTTTAGGAGACTCTTAAAAAGAGCACCGTAACCGTCCAGTACATCAGTTTCATATACTGGTTCTGGAACCCACGCTCTCACTTCGAAGCGCTGGTAATCTACAGTCGCATACGTGGTGAATTTCTCCACCGCATCTGCTGTACCGCGGTAAAGGGTTGTTTTTACCCTCTTCTTAGGCGACCACCTTCCGATGGTCCTGTAGCCAAGATACGATTTACGGCCAAGCACCTGACTGTCAAATGACACGTAGGGCAGAGGCCCCAGTATCTTCTCCACACAGGAAAACATATGTGAAGCGGTCCTCCAGTAACCCTTCTGGTAGAAGAGATTTGCTGAAGAAGTCCAAGAGATCAATTCAGATGCTTGCTGTCTGTTCTTAGGTCTCGGTGTTCCAACGTAAATTGGGGTTACCAATTCACCTCGGTAAGCGTCGACACCACAGGACTCCCTGAAGTTTCCATTCAAGAAAGTCTTTGAGTGGTTTACTTTACAGTTGTACTTCTGCAAGTAAGCAAGAACAGTGGTCGCATGTTCACGGGGGACGACAAGATCGTCACCGTAAACGTACACGAACTTCCCCGCATAGCGGCACGAAGCCTGTGTAACAGGAAGGTTCATGCCTTTCAGCAGAGCCACTACAACAATAGTGTAGAAGTACATTGACTCCACTGGAAAACATAATGCGCTACCCATGGAGGCAAACTTGCGCAACGGGCCAATGATGCGCCCGTCAGGCAATTCCGCCCGCGTCGAACGACATGCATCAATCGCTCCCTGAAGATCAGGATTGGAATGAAACATTTCCATAGCCAGGTCCCGCGGAACGCGGTCGCTAGCATCTGAAAGATCGATCGTTGCAAACCGACCATCGTAAGACGAACTCATCGCCAGGCTTTGATTCACAGATTGGTCAGTGAAATTAATATGACCAGAAGTCTGTGGATTAGATTCAATAACCCTCCGAAGAGAGTCCTGAATCCCCTGCTGCGTGTATTGCATGCAGTGGGGCTCTATAGCAATGATTCTGGGCCCTTTTAACGTTTTAGGAACCGGAACAACCCGAACAGGTTGTTCTTTATCCTCCGGCGGAAACGATACATTATGGAGCATCCCATCAATGGCAGCGGAAATAAACACTCCGTTGTCAACAATGGGGAAGTAAGGCTCCAATCGTTCATGCCAGACACGCCAAATATACTTCCGATTACCGGAAATACGATCGGCAGTGGCTCCGGGACCGTGCTTAGGAGAAAACATATCCACGCGTAAATCGCGTAGCATAGTACCCCAAAGAACAGAAGATACACGTAAAAATTGCGTGCGATCTTCCTTCGAGAGCAAAAACGTGTCAAAGGAGCGCTCAACTGTGGCGAAATTCTCAACGGCGGCACGAACTCGTTTGTCCGTACACTCGATTTCGATCTTCTTGAACGCGAGGCAAATTTGCCTGACGCCCGAGACGATCGAGACGACATCTGTTGAGGCAATTTTTGTTTCGTCATAGATCCTTCCTGTCTCAAAGTCAAAGATACGACTGAGAAACCCCTTTAGAAATACGGGGGCTCCTCGATGTTTCCGAAAGTTATGGAAACATTCAGAGTCAATTAGGCCAAAGTCGAGACATCTTTCGAAATCTCGGCAAAAGCCCGGTAGGGTAATCGTTAAAAATGAGAACCCCTCCTCTTTGACCCGTGACTCGATTGTCATCAAGTCACGTAAATCAGAGACATCAGCGACGCATTGCGCGGTAGCATCTTCATAGATGCAGCGCACTAACTTCATATGGTCACTTACGTTGCTTTTCATGCCACCTCCTATATAGGGGGAGAACATCAAGCCACGTACGTTTGCGAGATCCCAGTATAAACTGAGACCTAACTACCACCGCTGAGGGGGAGAGGGGTTTTAATCCTTACTCCGCGAAGCAGCCTTCTTAATCCGTTCGGCTTCTTCTAAATCGGGTACCTGAATTTTTGATACTCGATTCATCAGAAAGCTTAAAAGGATAGGAAGCGAAGTTTCGAGCAACTCGAAACCAAGCTTCTTGAAGTCTTGCTTCGTCGAACTCTTCGTTTTGGTAGCCATGGTTATGACTCCTTTCCGTAGAGCTTGACCTGTGTAGCGTTAAGAACGAACCAGGTATTGAACCCGGCCCATTGGGCCTCAACGTTCGCCTGCGTAAACCCCACAGTGGGGCGTTCAAACACGCAAAACGTTGTGAGAGTCTCGTAATCGTTGACTGACGTCAACGGATCCGCGACAATCGCGCGAGAGTCAAGTCGAGCTAACGTTCGGATTTTCTCCTTGGTTATCTGATGGGATAACGATAATTTGTAATTCCCATCCGCCGATTCATAGACGGAACTAGTTCCGTTAGAACTGGTGCGAGCCAGGACTTTGCCCGAGCCACTGATTGTGATAGTTATTGGGTCTGCAAACATAAATGGTTGACCTCCGAAGTCGAAGTGGGTGTAATAATCCAGCTGCATCCAGCGAGGGACCCAACCCTCACTGAAATTGACTCAGCTAGCAAAAATCAAAGGTACCTAGAAATACCAAGGGCACCTAAGATAGTTAATTGCTTCGCACTCAACTGAGTAGGAAGCAGGCCAAAGTTATATGGTGTTGTAGCGTGTCCTCTTTGCTTTGATTCAACAATACGTTGAAACTCAAAAGCAACGGGGCCGGCATTCATATCCAACTCCTGTTTAAGGATGACGGTACGATGTCGGCGCACCATGAGGAACACGTTTCGTGACACAACGCCATCTTGGCCAGCAGCAGTGAGTCTATCGATAACAGACCCAATGTTGCCGAACCAATCGGCAAGCCATGTCCAAGGGGTTATTTTCCATAAGAGACTGGGTGAGATGTTCGTACCAAGGAGAGTCGATAATCGACTCATACGGCTCCAACCGGAGTCATAGTCCTTGCGCGACATATCAAACTCAGGACGGTAGAACTTGTAGTCACCGCTAGCCCACACTTTCATCGCAACGCGATTTAAGTATGAGTAACGCATACCCCAAGAACTACCCGGACGGATCATATCATTCAGAAAGGTAACGGGCGAACACTTCATGCCCAAACCAGAGAGAATGACTGACTCCTCCGTTGTCTCAGAAAGCACACGCTCCCTATGATCCCACTTGTCGTTACGAGACGTTCGGTCTCGCACGTACTTGTCGTAATCGGTGACGAGTTCAGAAACCGCCACCATATCACGGATAAAAGGGGCCCAACCGAATTGAGCGTTCAGAAACGAATCGGACAATCCTTTCGGAGTCATCCTTGATGAAGAATCCTTACCTCCAATAAACTTCCAGTAATCCCGGAAGTCCTTGGAGGAGGTTTTCAACATCCCTGGGATCTGGCGGATTTCTACCAGAGTCTGACCCAGGTCAGCGTGACTGAGTTTTGGTCGAAGACGGGCATCGACCAGCGTGTGATAAGGAACCATCGATGGAACGAAACCGCTGACGGGACCGAGCAGAAATCCCACATCCGCATACTGCGAAGGAGTGAAATCAGCACCGGTAAAATCCGGGTTGTAATAACCACCGCGGTATTCTACAGGACGAAACCCCAACCCCGGTACAAACTGGGGGCTGTTGGTTTTGTATCGTCCAATTCCATTGACCGTTATCGGAGAAAATTGTACCTTCAACGAAGTGAAGTTACCACCGGTAATGTACGGCGGGCCAGGATTTGTTGAATCCTGGCAATGTTCCGCTTGTACATAAGAACCGACGGGAGAGAACGTCTGGGTGGAGGTCTTTATCCAAGACCCGTTCACCAAGGCGTACCACTCTCCGCCTACAAGGGTAGAACCCTTGAAGGGGGTAATGCGACTACGTTTCCGAATTTGGGGGCCCTTTGAGCGATAGACAAGAGTCTTTCGCTTACGGGGCCTCTTGACCCTCCGTCCTCTTTTGTGACGCGTAGGGTCATCTTCGACAAAACCATAAAGGTATCGTCGGAGAAAACCGGCGTAGCCACGTACAAATAATCCTGGAGCCATAAACAACCTCCTAACCATATAGTAGTGTTTCTCTGCTAGACACTGCAAACAGAGTCAACTTTGGGATCGGTGTTGAGCCGACAGGCATGACAACAACACTGGTGTGCTACAGCCATGCAAGGACATTCATCGCTGTACGTCTCAAGAGGGC